CCTAATATGTACGTTATAGGAATTTCTAGTTAATTAATTAACTAGAAATTCCTATAACGTACATATTAGGTAGTTGTCAAAGCTATCCTAACATGCGTCGGCCAATTGGTGTTACAAAGAAATCAAATCTTTCGATTAGTTTCTTACCAACGATAGCAGACGATTGAGCTATAAGATGACTCTGTCTTCTAACGAAGATAGTATCATCCCATGGTAACGCCATTGTCTTTAGAAATAAAGGTCAATTGACGGTACCACTATCAGCTTTAATCGCCTCTTTCTTCATATTCATAAACATTTCCTCAATAAGAGCGTAAGCTCCTAATAAAGGATATGCATATATGAGTTGAAGACCGACATCAAGATCTTTCTCTACTTCCTGTCCAGTGAATAAACAAACAAGGTTAATTGCTAAATCGCCCAAACCAATGGACGACCTAACTTTTTCTTTATGTTTATCATTTTCAGGGTTAGAATCAGCGAAAGCTTCGACAGCTAAGTTTTCGAGTATCCCTAGGGATTGCTCTTCACTTAATTCTCGAATTTGGTATTTATAATGCCTGATTAAGTCGTTTATGACTTGACCAGCCGTTAGAGTACCACGCATGCAATACAACATGCGTTCGCTAACATAGCTATTGTTAAGTTGTTTTGCACAGAATTTTCTGGGCATCTTCTTAACTAAGTTATAGTAGAGGGATACATTTGACGGGATTCCATCAGTACTCAGTCATCCCTTATTTTCAGTCTCGATGAGAAGTGAAGTTAGAATATAACTTCTACATTCACTCTCAGCTAAAGCAGATATAGGGAATGGAGTAATTTCTTGACCTTTATAAACCAGCCTTTTGGCGAATTCATAAAGTACTGGAGATGTGTGAGTTTTTAATTCACTCACCTCAAGTCCAAGAGATTTGATTACCTTTAGATATTCTTCCGCTAATCGTTTATCACCTATCACAATATCATCTCCTAAGAGACAATATTTTGAGTCAGTCCATTTTAGATTTAGTTCCCTACAACAATAATAAATCACGTAGTGATGACATATTGCGAAGGAAACTCATGATGAGTAGGCACCCATTGGATTTCCAACAGTATAAGAAATATCTGATTTTTCAGACTTCTTTATCTCTTTGTATTCAAATGAGTAACCTACCATAATGTTTCTTCAATGGTCGACAAAATAATTAGGAAGATGACCTTTAAGTACTTCAGTTATTAGAATTATAGGAAATCTATCAGTAGCGGCCGTAAGGTCAATACTATAGAAAACTTTACAATCTTTTAACTGTTCCTTAAAGGCTCCCTGGTTAAATGTGTGATCCTGTTTTATTTTCCTTAAAGCACGAGCTAGGTATTGATGAAATGGCTTGAGTACGGTCTGAGACCAATAATCAAGTATTGCAACAAC